TTAACTGTACAAGGTACACAAACAACTATAAGTACAGAAACTTTAACAGTTGATGATAATATAATCGTTCTTAATAACAACGAAGCTGGTACTCCTTCAGAGGATGCTGGTATCGAAGTTGAACGTGGTACATCAACAAACGTAAAATTACAGTGGGACGAAGGCACAGATAAGTGGCAAGTAACAGAAAATGGTTCTAGCTTCTATGATATACATCATAAAGGAACAGCCATTGCTCTTGGAACTGACACATCTGGTAATTACGTTGATAACGTAACAGTCGGAAATGGTCTTTCAGTATCAGGAACTCCTGGTATTGGATGGGAACCAGCATTGGCAGTTATACCTGGAACAGGTATCACAGCTAACAGCACTGGAATATTTACTAATGATTCGCAAATTGTTCATGACAGCTTAAGTGGGTTCGTATCAGACGAGCATATTAATCACTCAAGCGTTTCAATAACAGCTGGTAACGGTTTGACTGGTGGTGGTGATATTACTGCATCAAGATCAATTGCTGTAACAGGTGGAACAGGTGTAACATCTAATTCAACAGGTGTTCATATAGGACAAGCAGTTGGTACAGCTGATAATGTAACATTTAATGATGTAACTGTATCAGCCAACGCTATAATATCTTCACTACAAGATAGTTCTAATAGAGTATTGAAAATTTATAACAGTTCCGGATCCGTAATTTGGGGGTAACACCTAATGGCATTGCCAACGACCAGAACAGAGTTTAAAGAACATTGCTTAAGAAAACTGGGCTACCCGGTTATTGAGATTAATGTAGAAGATATGCAAGTCGAAGATAGAGTAGACGAAGCTTTATCTTACTACTGGGACTATCATTTTGATGGTGTTTCGAAAGAATATTATAAGTGGGTAGTTACAGCTGATAATATAACAAACAAATACGTAACAGTACCGGATAATATAATCGGTGCTGTTCGTGTATTTGATATTGGTGACGCTCTGTCAACCAATAACCTATTCAATATAAGATATCAAATTGCATTAAACGATCTATATGATCTGACATCTTTTAATCAATCTCTCGTGACCTATTATACTAATATGCAGCATATTCAATTTATTGAAGAGCTATTAGTAGGTAGACAGCCTATTAGATTTAATAGGAACATAAATAGATTATACATCGATATGGACTGGACTAAATTACAAGTAGGCGATCATATTATCGCTGAGTGTTACCAGATTGTTGACCCTGAAACTTTTCCAGATGTTTATAAAGACAGATGGTTATTAGCTTACGCTGCTGAAAAAATTAAATATCAGTGGGGTGCTAATTTAACTAAGTTTGATGGCATGCAATTACCAGGCGGTGTACAATTTAACGGGAGCAAGATTATGGATGACGCAGGAGCTGAAATCGCAAAACTCGAGCAAGAGATGATTTCAAGTTACAGCTTACCTGTTTCAGACATGGTCGGTTAATGAATGCCAACAAATAACGGACGATCAAACTATTTTCAAAATTACGAAGCTTCTGGTGAACAGAGGCTTATCGATAATCTTGTTATTGAATCCATACAGATATATGGACAAGATAGTATCTATATACCTAGAAATAGAGTAGAAACAGATCTACTATATGGTGAAGCGCCGTTATCACAATTTGATACAAGTTACCCATTAGAGCTATATGTTAAATCTGTAGAAGGGTATGAAGGTGAAGGTACCTTTATGAGTAAGTTTGGTCTAGAGATAAGAGACCAAATTAACATAACATATGCGCGTAGAAGATTCCATGAAGAAGTAGAAGAGTTTGATCCGTCTATAACAAGACCGAGAGAAGGTGACCTTATATTCTTACCATGGGTAAGAGGTTCTATAGAGACTGAGATAGGAGCCGTATTTGAAGTTAAGTATGTACAAGCTGATTCAGTATTCTATCAATTAGGTAACTTACAAACGTTTGACGTATCGTTAGAGAAATTTGAATACTCTAACGAATTATTCCAGACTGGTATACCTATTCTTGATGCTATGACAACAACATACTCTATAGATGCTAAGTATGATGAGATTACTCTTGCTACTGAAAATGGTGTAATGTTAATGACTGAGTCAGGAATTGTAATAACTAATGATAATGAAGATAAGAGATTAGTTGATAAAGGAGATACTTCAACATTCTTCGAAGACGAAGCTGCTGAGTTTATTGACTTTAGTGACATGAATCCATTTAGTGAGAACGACTTCTAATGTTTGCACAAAAATACTACAATGGTGTTATAAGAAAGTATGTTGTATACTTTGGTACTCTATTTAATAATATAGAAATAGATAGAGTTAATCGAGCTGGCGATACAGTACAGACGATGAAGGTACCTATTAGCTATGGGCCGCGTCAAAAATATATTATAAGAGGGGATGTTGATCCAAATGCAGACAGACAGATAGCTGTTCAACTTCCAAGAATGTCATTTGAGATGACTAATTTCAGATATGATTCTGAAAGAAGAATGAACCCAATGAAGAAGCTATATGCTGCTTCTAGTCATAATTATAATCTTAAATCAGTATTTAACCCACAACCTTTCAATATTGACTTTGAGCTTAATATAGCAGTAAAGAATGCTGAAGATGGTGTGCGTATACTAGAGCAAATTTTACCATACTTTACACCTGAATATACAGCCACTTTAAAATTATTAGATGACATGCCTGATCTTAAGTTTGATATACCTGTTGTATTTTTAAACTTAAATACAAGAGATGAATATGAAGGTGATTATGTAACGAGAAGACAATTAATACATACACTATCATTTGAAGTTAAAGGTTATGTATTTGGTCCAGTTACAGAAAAGTCAGATATTATTAAACAAGCTAATACACAGTTCCATGTTGATCCTGGAGCAGCTGGTGTATTTACTTTTCCAGAAGACGTCGCATCTAAGGTTGTTATAACACCTGGATTAGACGCAAACGGCAATCCAACATCTAATTCTTCGGTTAGCATAAATATAGATGATATAAACGCCAATAGTAATTATGGTTATATAACAGCGAATACATTTAATGGATGATAAAATAAGTGATTTTCTTGAACTAGAGCCTCTAGAACAAGACATTACAACAGCAAAAGCACTCGTAAAAGACTCTAAGTTGGAGAATGACTTTGAGTATGCACGTGGTAATCTCTATCAGGTTATAGAGAATGGCTCAGTTGCGTTAAATGATTTATTACAAGTAGCTCAGCAAGGACAACATCCTAGAGCATATGAAGTAGTCGCTACATTAGTAAGAACATTATCAGATGCAAATATGACGCTTATGGATATTACTAAAAAGAAACAAGATATAACTAATGATGAAGGCGGCAAAAAAGAAGGTCCTAATACAGTTAACAATACTTTATTCGTTGGATCTACTGGTGAACTACAAAAGCTAATTAAGAAGCAGATGGACGATGGTACAAGCTAGAGAAAATTATCTAGGCAATCCAAACCTAAAAAGAGCTAATGTACCTCAAGAGTTTACTCCTGATCAGGTACAAGAGTTTATTAAGTGTTCACAAGACCCTCTTCATTTTATTACAACACATATTCAAATCGTAAACGTTGATGAGGGATTAATACCTTTTGATCTATATGACTTTCAAAAAGATATAGTACGATTAATACAAGATGAGCGTTTTGTAATATGTAAGATGCCTAGACAGACTGGTAAAACAACTACAGTTGCAGCTGTTCTATTATGGTATTTAATGTTTCATGAATCATTTTCTATAGCTATTCTTGCTCATAAGTCTCAGCAATCAAGAGAGATACTTTCTCGTATAGCATTAGCATATGAACATTTACCGAGATGGTTACAGCTTGGTGTAGTAGAATGGAACAAAGGTAACGTCGAGCTAGAAAATGGCTCAAAGATATTAGCAGCATCTACCTCAGCATCAGCTATAAGGGGTGGATCTTTTAACTTAATTTATTTAGACGAGTTTGCTTTCGTACCGACGCATATACAAGAAGAGTTTTTTGCTTCTGTATATCCTACGATTTCATCTGGTCAAACTTCTAAGGTACTTGTTACATCAACGCCTAACGGACTTAACTTATTCTATAAAATATGGAATGATAGTGAGAACGGGCATAATGATTATAAGCGTATTGATGTTCATTGGTCTGATGTACCTGGAAGAGATGAGAAATGGAAAGAGCAGACAATACGAAATACGTCTGAAGACCAATTTAGAGTTGAGTTTGAATGTGAGTTTATTGGTTCGTCTAATACTCTTATATCACCAACAACACTAAAACGTTTAGTATATGAAAGACCAGTATGGGAAAATGAATCAACAAGAATATATGTACAGCCAGAAATGGATCATACATACTTTCTATTAGTTGATACAGCAAGAGGTGTTAATAAAGATGCATCAGCTATTATAGCTATTGATGTAACAGCTACACCAGCTACAGTTGTAGCTGTGTATCAAGATAATGAGATATCACCTTTTAATTTTCCACAAATAATACAGCAATTTCATAGAAAATATAATAATGCATACATGCTTGTAGAGTCTAACGATATAGGTATGTCAGTTGTTGAAACATTACATAATGATATGGAGTTAGAAAACGTACTTATGTCAGCAGCAAGAGGTAGAGCCGGTCAAGTTCTATCATCAGGCTTTGGCAGTGGAGGACAGTATTTTGGCGTTAAGACTACAAAGCAAGTCAAACGTACAGGATGCCTAAATCTTAAGACATTAATAGAAGGTGATCAACTTGTAATAAACGATTTTCGTATATTAGATGAACTTACCCATTTTGTTCAAAAAGCTGAGTCTTGGGAAGCAGAAGGCGGTAATCATGATGACCTTGTTATGTGTCTTGTTCTCTTTGGCTGGTTAAGTATACAAGATTATTATAAAGAAATAAGCAGTACCGATGTTAGAAAAGTTCTTCAAGCTGGGCAGCAGAAATATATAGAAGAAGAAGTTCTACCATTCGGTTTTTTAAATGACGGGTTAGAAGAGACATTAGATGGCTATTCAAAGATAGCTGATTGGTAGTACTTTTTTAAACCACAGGAACATATAAATATAATCAAACTATTTTTGATTTTATATAGAGGAGCATAACATGGCATTTCAAGTCAGTCCTGGTGTAAATGTAAGCGAGATCGATCTTACAACGGTCGTGCCTGCAGTTTCCACAACAGAAGGTGGAATTGCTGGAGTTTTTAATTGGGGACCTGCCGAACAAAGAGTACTAGTAGATAGTGAAACATCTTTAGTATCACGTTTCGGTGAGCCAACAAGTGATAACTTTGAAACATTTTTTACAGCATCAAATTTTTTAAATTATGGCAACAAATTATACGTTGTCAGAACCGTGTCTAGTGCTGCACGAAACGCTACTGGAGTAGCCGATACCACAGCTAATACTGATGGTGTGTTAATCAAAAACATGGAAGATTTCGACGCTAGTAATTATACAGCTAATGCGAATCATATTTGTGTTGGTAAATACGCTGGTGTTAAAGGTAATGGTTTAAGAGTAGAAGTTTGTGATAGTACAGCTGCATGGAGCAGCTCAATTGATATTGATACAGACGTTAAAGTTAAATCAACATCATCTTTAGCATTTACAGTTGGTTCTAACGTAGCAGTATTAACCTTAACAGGTGAAGATGCATCTTCATCTAACACACATTTAGAGTCAGCTTATGACGCATTAGTCGCTCAACTTCAAGTTGGTGATTTAATAGAAGCTGGTAATTCATCTATTGGTGAAGTTAAGTTATCAATTAAGTCTATTCCAACTAATGGAACAGCTCAGACTTTAGACGGTGGTGTTTCATCACTTAAAGCAAGCATACAATTGCATTCACGTTACACACTTTCTACAGACGATAGCGTATCAGTGATCAAAAGATACTGGAAGTATCATGATGACTTTGATAGTGCCCCAGGTACATCATTATTCGCATCTAGTAAAGGTGGAGTAGGCGATGAGCTACACGCAGTAGTTGTAGACGAAGACGGAGATATTACAGGAACACCAGAAGTAATTTTAGAGAAATGGGAATCATTATCTAGAGCTACAGACGCTAAAAACGAATCAGGTGAGTCCACATATTACTACGATAAGATTAATAATGGATCTAATTGGATCTACTTTGTTAATCATCCAGCAGGTTCATATAGCGGCACAGCAGCAAGTAGAACAGCGCTATCAACATCTAATCCTTACAACTTCGCATTCGGCGGCGGTTTAAATGGTGATGCTGAGAGTGCAATCTCAATGGGAGACGTAGCAGTTGGTTACGATATGTTCTCAGATGCAGCAGACGTAGATGTAAGCTTACTATTATCTGGTAAGGCAAAAGGCGGTACGCACGGAGAAGGA